TTAAGTTATCTGTACTCCAACTGGACAGCATCATATTTAAAATCATTAAGGCATCGGCTGCCTCAGAAGCACTAGGATTCTCACCAGGGGCAAGAACCCTACATGCTTTTAACGCCCTTGTGATAAGATCACGCGCCGTTGCCATACATTACCCCGTTGTTACACGACCCGCGATGCTCTCAGGGCGCGTAACCAAAAACACATAATCAGCAGCCGCAGGGTCAAGGGCACCTGCAGTGGCATTCACAAACCGAATGGCCACAGTATCAACACCCGTTGAACGCGCATGAGAAACACCCAAGCCAGCGTTTAGCGTAGAAGGGGGAGTAACCACAACAATGTCCCCAAGCAAAACACCAGGGACCGTAAATGATTGCTCGGCCGATGTTGCCGCTGCAACAGACGCGGGGTTAATGTTTACACTAACCGCACAAATGGCAAACGTGTTGCCTCCAATAATTCCTGAACTCATAAAAACCTCTCAAATGATAGGGAAGGGGGGCCGTCGCCAACCCCCCAGATAAACTACGCCGTAACCCGCACAGCCCACTCAGGACGAACAGGAACAAACCCACCCAAAAAGTCTATTCTGAGGATGTACTGATCGGTTTTAATGTCGTGATCCGCCAAGACACGAATGGTCAAACCATCCACAGTCTCTTGCGCCGCCTTGTCCATACCACCTGGCAAAATCAAAGGCACAGACGCAAAACGAAACGCATCCTTACAATACGTCAAAGAGTTTTGAAAGTTTGTACTTGTAGTCTTACCCGTTAAAAACACCACAGCCGCACCAGAACTTGGCAAAGCAGAAACGTTCTGCAATCCAACACCGGTAGAACTGTAAATGGTTGGGGAAACAGAAAGCGTGGCCGCACCAGAAGACGCCGTTGCCGTTGTCGTTACAACAAAAGGCTGCAAAAACGGCAAGGTTGCTTTGGTAATAGGGTGAACCGCAAACGCACCTGCCACCGTAAACACAGTCCCAGCAGTGATTGTCCCAGAGCCCGATAAACCCGTCACAGCAATGGTTGAAGCACCGTTGGTCATGTTTGCCGTTGTGGTAACCGAAGCATCTGTTTGCGTTCCCGTACCCGTTGTGTGGGTGTACATCAAGTTATTACTCAAGTAAGTAAAACCATCCGCCTGACCCATTACACCGCGCTTGTATTGCTTAGAGATTTCCTCAGAAGACTGAAACAAACCTTTTCTCGCATCCACAGCCGAAGTTTTAGCACTAGGAGACAACAAAGCAATCCACTCGTTTTCACTACCTGTTGCCAACAACTCAGACATACGCTGGTTAGCTTGCATCATGGTCAAGGTGTTAAACACCGTTGAACCAGCAGTACCAATAACGTTAGCCGTAGATTGACACGCCAACTGAATAAACGTTGATTCAATCCGCTGCGCCATTTGAGACACCAAAGGCTTTAAAACACGCACGGCAAACGAATCAAACGCCATATCTGTTGCAAATTCATTCGATGTCAACGCTACAGCAGCCGTAAACGAGTGATCTAACCTCATTGCAACCTTTTCTTCCGTAATGTCCTGAATTGCACTGGTAATGTCCCTGTTTGTTCCTGTCGTAAACCGTGCAGGCTTATTGATAAAAATCGTATCACCAGGCTTGTAACCACCAGCTTGCGGGGCAAAATCTACCGAATTTTCCCGCGCAATGGTTTTTACAAACTGCATATCATCAGCAAACATGGTCGCTGCCACTTTGGCAATCCGACCAGGAGCCGATTTATTTGTGTTAATTGTATTAGGCATCAGTTTTTCCTTTATCTAAGGTTATATTTTTTCCTGATCTCATCAGGGGTCATGTCAGCAACGTCTTTTTTAAAAGTTCCCGTGCCCTTAACCGCCTGAATAGGCTTGGGAGCAGCAGAAACTTTCCTTGAATTCTCAATAAATTTTTGGCCTCGCACCTCAGCTTTAGCAAGAAATCTCAAGGCCTCTCGCCCGTCCATGTCCTCTAAATCCTCAATGCGACCTTCCTTCATCAAAGTGTAAAGAGCCAAAGCCCCATCCTCTGATTCCAAAATGGCCTTTTGAACATCCGCAGATAGATTAGGCAAAACGTCTTTTTCAATACGATCACCAATAACCTCAAAATCAGAAATCCTCTCAGAATGCTTGTCAACACTCGCACCAAAGTCTTTAATTCTCTGGCTAAAGTATTCTTGCTCTTTCCGAGAAACCTCAGATTGTTTTTCTTGCGATGTTCTTTTCTCTAAAGCCGTTTTCACATTATGCTCAACCTTAGCCTCAAGATACTGATCCCAAGTCTCATAATCATCAGGATTAGGAGCAGAGTCAGATTTTGAAACCTCAGGTTCTTTTACCTGTGAAACCTGTTCTTTAGAGGGCACCTGCTGCAACTGAGCCTTAAGCTGCTCGTTTTCCGCACGCAGTTTTTCGATCTTCTTTTCACGCCTCGAAATAGCGTTTACAGCCTTCTTAGGAAAGGGCGTATCATCCTCAGGCTCGGCAATTTCTTCCTGAACCTCGGGACTCTCAACCTTACTTTCTTCAATCTGGCCTTCATCTGTTGCAACATCAGAGGAAACTTCCTCTTCATTAACAACGACATTTTCTTCATTCATACAGCACCTTTTTTAAAATTTCAATACACTTTTACATAACGGTCAGGGATTCCATCAATCCGTTGGCATCTCTGTTGATCGTGATGTTCTTTTTGCTCTGCATCAGGTTAGTTATTCCCTGAATTGCGGCACTGTTACCCTGCAAAAGAGCAAGCTCTAAATCCCTTGATCCATTATCACCTTCATCCTCTTTTTCCATCTCACCAGATTCATCTTCTTGGTTTTGGGCATTAAAGTTATTCGTCATAATCTCAAGTTCTTTTAATTCTTTCTGCATCCGCAATTCTTCCAAACGGATCATCAATTCCTGTTCTTTAATCTCAAGTTCTTTAAACTTTATCTCAAGTTCTTGCTGCTTTAACTGAGCATCTGTTTCCATTTCAGACTGCTGCAACGTCAACTTTGCACTTTCAATTTCAACTTTGTTTTGTTCACTCTGAACCTTTATCTGCGTGTCAGCTTGTTTGTTATCAAGCTGCTGTTGCATGGCTTGCATCTCTTGCGCTGCCGCTTGTAGCTGCTGCTGCATGGCCTCCATCTGCTGTTGATATTGCGCCGCCATAGGATCGTTTTCTTCGTCCAAAAGCCTCGGATCCATGGTTTTTTTAATTCTTTCCGATAAGGCTTCCGCACCTGGTAAATCCATGTACTTAAACACCAAATCACCAACAATCTGCATCATCTCAGGCTGAGATTGCGCAATCTTTCCAAAAAACTCCGCCGACTCTTGCCGCTTTGTTGTAAAGGATGGACCCGTTGTCACCTTCACAGTGTAGCGTCCCCTTGTCAGGTCAACATCCTCTTGCTGGTCTTCCGTTATCTCACCATTAACCCCAACCTTCTTAACGTTCCCCTCAAGGTCCATAACGTTCAAAATACGGGCCGTGTCGTAAATCTTAGGAATAGCAGATACAATCACCCTTCCTGCGTAAGATATTGCTTTCGTTAGGTTATCAGCAAAGTGAAACGTGGCCGTGTCACCTTCTTGCTGCCGTCTCTGAATCGCAATACCGCTGGTCTCGTTAGATTTATTCCCTAAAGACGCATCAAAGATACCCGTTGTGGCTTTAATGTCCTCTGCCATCGTTAAGGCAGCATTCACAATACCAGCAGGTATCTGAGGCGGCGGCAATCTTTGCGGTGAAGGATAAGCATTTCCGGTTTCATCCAAAAGTTTGTACTGCACAACTAAAGAATTTGGATTTTTCCACTCGTCTTCAAAGCCAGAAATTTGACCCTCAGCCACCATAGTAGGGGCAATTTGCTGTTTCATCAGCAATGACGTTTCAACAGAACGCCAGTAGTTATACATCCTTTGCGGGTCCTTTGCCCGACGAATGGCACTTGCTAAATAACGCTTGCCCTCAACCCAATACTCTTCCCCAAATACAGGCACAACAGGAATATAATCCCCTGGAAACGTTGTCTTTTCTAAAATATCCTTGCCAGACACCAATACCCTGTGAATCACCTTCCTAACAACAGGACGGCGCATCGTTTCATCATCCGGCGATACAAGCTCTTCCTTTTTATTCTCAACATAAAAATGCTCGGCAATAAAAATACTATCTTCGTCTTTATACTGCCGCTCTATACCGCCTTCTTTAAATGATGAAGGATCAAAATTAGGATAATCCTCTTTAAAATCTGAAACCAATATCTCTTGCAAGATTGTTGCGTGCTTCATATCCGACCCATCTGCCTCAACAGACGTGCAATCAATATAAACACTCAGCGGGTTGGCCACCCTCTTTATGCATATCTTTTGATTAAAAGACGTATCATCTTCGTATTCCGTCTCAATACGCATAAAGCCAATGCCACAACGCACAGACGACAACGCAGCAGAATCATACACAGAATCCGCCATGGATTCGTATTCTATGTTCTTAATCAATCCCGATAAGATTTCTGCCACATCCTCGCTAGATTCACGATCCCCTGGAATCACCTTAATCGCCGGCGTGTTCATGCGTATATCATTCGCAATCTGATTCACCACAGACGAAAGCCTGTCAATGGTAAGTGCCGTGCCTATGGGCTTCTTAAGGCCCACCCACTGCGCATCAGGCTCACCAGATAGAAACATCATATCACGCTTGGCTTCATCATATATTGATGACCAATAGCCTTGATCTCTGTCAAACTTATCCTTAATTTTCTGGACTAAATCTTCGTCTTTCACAAAGTTTTTCCTTTATTTTGTTTATAGGCTATAGTTAAAAAAACCTTAAAGTCAAACAAAAATGTGGTCTAACCGATACTGGGCTAAAACATACTGGGCAGGCAACTACTGGACACCCAACACCACCACAACGCAAGACGTGGAACTGTTAGGCGGCGGTGGCTATGTTTACATTCCCGCACACCAAAAGAAACACAAAGTCCACATCGACACCATCGTTACACAAATCATCACAAAGCAAATCCCTAAAAAGAAGATCAAACAAGACCTAAAACAGCTTTCCGCCCTGTTTAACGTCTCAATCAAAAAACCCCAAGACATTGCCAAGATAGATAGGCCATCACTCTTAAAAGAAACAAAAGCCTTAGAGATACTCTTAAAGATTTACTTAAACTTTGTCATCAAGGAAGAAGACGAGTTGCTGGTTTTGCTCTTATTGTTAGACATGATTTAGACCGCATTCCAGTTTCCAAACGTATCCACAAGCCTTAGAGGCCTAGGCTCTTCGCGTCTTAGGTTCTTAAAGCCCTCACACGCATATCGTAACGCGTCAATGCAATGATCCGCCTGATTCTTTGCAAGCTCAGGCAACACCTTCCCGCTGTCTTTATCGGTGGCATAGCTAAAAAAAGACAATTCGTTTATTGTCTCTTCGCACCGTGGATGCACCACAATCCTGTATCCTTTTAAAAAGTTTATTCCTTCCTCTACACTGTTCCACCCTTTAAGACTTGGCATCATCTTTGGATAGCCATGCTTTTTCATGTGCGATATCGTCTCAGGGCGTGCACAATCCGCAACAATCACATATCGCTGGCTCTCAGGAATACTTAAGAACATCTTGGGAAGGTCTATAATGTCGCACTGCCTCAAGACTAACTCATGATCTATATACAGCGTGCGCTCTTTTAGGTAACAACGTATCAAAACCGTGGGATCTGTACTAAAGCCCCAATCGCACCCAAACTGAAAGACAGCATCCACGTCAGTATCAAAGGCCTTGATAGTCCAGTTGGTAAAGACTGTCTTCTCGTCAGGATCACTTGCAAACTGACCAAAGATAAACCGTTGTTTTTGTTGCTCATTCATGTTCTCCATAAGCTGCTGGATATAGTCGCTGGATATGTTCTGCACGTTATCGGCAGGATTCAACACAAGCGATACATAATCACTCGGCGTGACGTGCTTTTCCTTGCTGTAGTAGTTTATGCCTTGCACGAACATGGGGAAGGACCAATGCGAAACGTGCGGTGGATTCTGGTCATAGAAAAACTTGTTTTTTGCTGCGCTCTTTTGGCTTAACCGTGAATACATAAAGGAAACAGTGGAAAACATCATCTCCGAGCACTCATTGAAATAGATGGTGGTGTATTCATTCCCAAGCATCTTTTCCTTTGCGCCTTCATCCACGCCCATAATCTCAATCATAGACCCGTTGGGAAAGGTCACAGTCATTTCTGTTTTGTTGATCTTTAAATCGGCATCAGGATACCTGCTGGCTATCACATCCTGAATAGTGCCAAGCCATAACGAACGCCTTGCTGCTGTCTGGGTCTGCCTGATAATAGCGTGACGCGTTTTGTCATATTTTAAAGCACGGATAAAAACCACATGGGTTAAGAGGTACGTCTTTCCCGATCTTGAGCCACCATAGAGCATGACATGCTTGGCATCGCCACTGAGTAGCTTTAAAGCCTGTTTTTGCTTATCGGTCCACTTGATAAGCATCAGAGGTCCTTTTCATCAGGTGCTATGATAATCGGATTGCCTTTCTGCCCACCAATATTGATCTTTGTGGCCTCATTGTAGCCATACATCGCGTTTAGCTCTTTTAAAGCCCCTGTGGCACCTTGTGCATGGTTTTGGTCCCTAGCTAGCTGGTACGTGTCTAGCAGTGCCTCTACGGCCATCTGGCGAGTCCAAACAACGCCTTGCTCTGCTCTTGCCTTGAGATCGGCTATCATAGCGGCAACATTATCTTTACGTGCTTCGTGATAAGCACGCACGCGTTGCGTGTTTTTATTATCTGTTTTTGTATCGTAAGCGTCTCTATAAGCCTCAACCTGTGGCATTCCACTGGCTATGTTTCTGGCAAGCTTCATCTGTTTTGGTGTCAAAGGTTTTTTATCAACTTTTGGCCTTCCTGTTTTCTTTGGCTTTTTATCATCCATAAAATCCTCCCTTTTGTATACGTATGACAACAAAAGTCTATAAAATCAAGCCCTTTCTTTTTTCCTATTTTTTTTTTCATTTTCTTGCATTTTCTTGTTGACAGGCTGCAATTATTGCAGTATATTGATCTTAACAATAACAACAACACAAGCGTTCAACACAACAAAGGATCACCACCATGGATTGCTCAATCAATTTAAAAATTATTAAAACCCAAAATGTTTTTATACCTGTTTACGTTGTCAAATCGCAAAACAAGTGCCTTTATTCTAAAAGAGAAAAGGTTTCCTTTGTTTCCAAAAAGGATGCGATTGATTTTGGAAACAAAATCATTAATGAGGCTTACCATTGCGGGTACTTGCCTGTTTAAACCACTTTCACACACAATCAAAAGAAAGCCAAGCCATGAAATACATCACAGAAATCACTCGCACAATCGAAACATTTGTGACGTTTACAAGTACCGACGTTATGAGTGGAAACAATATAGGATCGTATCAAGTACCTTACACGGTAAGCGCTGGTAAGCGTCAGCACAAAACAAAAGAAAAGGCATTGAACCACGTTAATTTCATGAATGCCGAATACGGAGAAGGAACGGCCCGTTACTTAGGGAAAGCAGCTTAAACCAACCAACAAAAGGGGGGATGGTGAATCCCCCCACTTCATCCCAAAAAAAAAGCCTTTTCTTTTTTTCTATTTTTTTTAAAAAAAGGTGTTGACATGCTGCAATTATTGCAGTACTGTGTATATAACAACAACACAACAAGCGTAAACAACCAACAAAGGAACCCAAGCCATGACCAACACAACCACAAACAAACTAAAACCTAGCCAAAGACACAAAAAACTTATGGTTGAAATAGCCAAAGAAAACTTGCCATCTATGCACTATAAACTGGCAACAGCCACCCGCCCTATTGACATAGAGATCCTTAAAAAACTAATCCAAGCATCGAACGAAATTATTTTAGAATATTCTTAATCACAACCAACAAAAGGGGGGATTTACTATCCCCCTTCATCCCACCTGAAAAAAGACGTTCAAAAGATTTTAAACAGACCTCCCCTTAAGAACCAGCTAACGCTGGGTTTGTTTCATAGGGGATGCTCACCGAGAGGCTAACGCCTATCTGCCGCTCCCCTAAAGACCCCTAGGCGTATATATTTTAAGAATATCTTAAAGGTTATCAAACAATCAGGGTATTGAGCTATTAAGTTTACGCGCACGAAGCTTTGTAACAAACAAAAATCACACTGTCAAGTAAACAAAAACTACACCTTTTTACGTCTGTTTCCTTGTGGTGCTTTTCTGTTTCTCTTTTTTTCAAAAGATGCAATTTTTTCCTTGACAGGCTGCAATAATTGCACTATTATGGTTTTAATAAAACAAACCAACAAGCGTAACCAAACAACAAAGGAAACCAAGCCATGACTAAAAAACAATATGACTATGAAAAAATTAAATCCATAGCAGAAAGAGACGGGATTGTTTTTAAAGACAAAAGCAATTTTGTTTTCCGCTTACACAGAAGATATTTTGCCGTCAAAAATGGAGAAATATCTTTCAATCACGCTAAAAAAGAAACCTGTTTTAACTTTTTGGAAGCAAAGGAGTAAACAACAAAAGGGGGGCAATACCCCCCCCTTCATCTCACCAACAAAGGAAACCAAAACCATGACAACCGAAACCACAAACCAATGTTTAGAATCATTAGAATCCTTGCAGTTAGCTGCGACTGTTTTGCATCATCAAATGGTCCGCTATAACGCGCAAATAGAATACATTGCCGCCCAAATTCTGGAGAAAGGCGAATTTCCTTTTAAAATTGAGGAAATCGTTGAGCCTATCACCCACAAAATAGCAAAAGAGAAAGGCTTCGATTCAGGCTTTCCTGAGTGGATCATTAAAGAAAATTTATTAAAAATCTCGTTGTTAAACCAAAAAATCAATAAAATTGCCTTAGCAAATTAAGACCTCTTAGTAATGCACGGGTACCCGTTTAATAGTAGACGGGTACAAATAAAGACAACAACCAACAAAGGAAACCAAGATCATGACAGGATTTAAACCTTACCCTATCAAAGAAGCCCTAGAAATTATACAAAACGCGGAAAACGTTTATGTTTTAGGCCAAATATCTTTTAAAAAACTAACCACAAAAAACAGGTTAGGCCAGTATCGGCACTATGTTGCCCTATCCAAAAAGGACAAAGCTGAAATAATCAAAAAGTTTTCCGAGTGGGGAGACGATCTAACAATGGACCTTGAAATAGACGGCGAAGAAATCTGTATTGGATAACACCAACCTAACCCTTCCTTAACCCCTTTTGGGTATTGTGTCTAAACACACACAACAAAAGGATTGTTACCATGTCTTTTCTTGAAACCCTATCCGTGATTGCCCTAGCCTTTTTTGTTTGGGGCTCTCACTAAACCAACACAACACAAAGGAAACCAAACCATGTCCACCACAGTTTTAAAAACAAAAACCATCACATTGCTTGCCATAGGATCCACACCGGATCACCTTTTAAAGGCGATTGCATCACACTGGTGCTCTCCCGTTTGTGCTTACGCTATCAAAGGCGATAAAATCCTTCGCACAAAAGACAACAGCTCTGTGGAAAACCACAGAATCGTTTTTAAACGCGACCGATACCGTTTTGAACGTGTGGACCTTCACAAAAAATCTACAAAACCAAAACCTGAAACAAACGAACCCATCCCCTACTAAAGGAACCCTTACCATGAACCCCAAAATCATCCTAAAAATCACCAGAGGCAACGGCGGATACGTGCTGGGATACCTTGTCAAATCAAACGGCAAAATCCTGTTCACAAAACGTGAATCCTCTCAATTTGTCAGCAGACAGGCCGCCCAATACTAC